AAAACGATCTTCACCAAATGATATTATTGTTTGCTTCTATGGCATCGACAATAGACTTGCTTGCGATATGAATCCGCATTGCAAAATTGTTGAGCCATCTATTGGTTATCGAGCAGGTGGAGTGTTTGCTCCATATCGTGTGTTTACTTCCTACGCTCAAATGCATTTCTTCTATGGTGAAAAAGGAATGCTGATGAATCCGTCATGGTTTGATGAAGTGATTGGAAATCCATTCACCATTTCTGAGTTTGATTACGAATATCACAAAGACGATTATTATCTTTACTTTGGTCGAGTGTGCGAAGAAAAAGGTGTTCACCTTGCAATTCAAGCAACAGAAAAGATGGGTAGAAAACTTATTGTTGCTGGACCTGGATCTTTAGAGGCGATGGGCTATCGTCAAATACCAAAGCATGTTGAATATGTTGGCTATATCAACGATTCAAAGAAGCGCAATGAGTTGATGAAGAAAGCCAAAGCATTGTTTGGGCTGACTTATTACGTTGAGCCTTTTGGAAATATGATCATTGAGGCAGGATTATCTGGCACTCCTGTGATCACCAGTGACTGGGGCGCATTCCCTGAGATTGTACGAGAAGGAAATACAGGATACCGCTGCAGAAACTTTAAAGATATTACTGATGCAATGGAAAATGTTGAGGCGGGCAACATTGCGTCGATCAATTGCAGAACTTATGGACTAGAATTCTCAGACGAAATCATCCACGAAAAGCATCACCAATACCTCAATCGAATTATTGCCAACAAATTTTATGAATAAACTTGTAGTCATTACTTCTTCGATTAATCCGAGGAAGGGACATTTTACATACAGTCCGACTCGAACTCACTTTAATGCTGAGGAAAGATTTCGACAAACAATATTTACAGTCAACTCTTTAAAGAACAGTTTGCCTGGATGTAATATTGCGATTGTCGACACATCCGAAGAGTATTCAGAGTATCAAAACATTTTCAGTTATTTTGAGAATGTTCAATTCATTCCGATTAAAGAAATTTCTGGCGAAGTATTTGAGACCGTAAACACGCACCCAAATAAAAGTCACTGTGAATGTTTGCTTCTCAATACGTTCTATAGAAAATACAAGAACTTTGTTAAAGAGCATGACTTTGTTTTCAAGACTTCTGGGCGATACTTTAACTTTAATCTTAATGATAAGTTATTGACAGAAGAAAACAAAGATAAATTCTTCTTTAAACATCCGCAACAATATAAGTGGGATGAGGGTTGGGGTTATCAGGCTGTAGATACTCGACAATACGAAGGGCACGATTTCTTGCGCCAGTATTGCACCGTGTTATACGGATTTGGAATTTCTAACTTAGAACGATTTATAGATATGAATGAGGCAGTGGTACATCTAACAAACCAACCCTCAATGAACTATTTTGATATTGAAACATTTTATTATTACTTCACTCGAGCCTATATCGAAAATGTGATGCATACAGATTGGGTTGTTTCTGGTTGGGATGGCGTTTCTGGAAGATTCATGTATTATTGAGGATTACACAATGAAGATTAATTTGATCATCACTGACGATTTTTATCAAGATCCAGACACCGTTCGTGCATATGCACTCAGTCAACCATTTGAAGTCAAGGGCAACTATCCTGGTGCTCGAACCAAACCATTTTTGCCAAACGATCTAAAAAATTCTATTCAATATATCATTCAGCATGCTGGTGGAAAAATCACTAACTGGCACGAGAGTTCAGGATACACTGGCGCATTTCAAATTTGCACTAGCATTGATCGCACGTGGATTCATGCTGACAGTTTCAACACTTGGGCGGCTGTTTGCTATCTAACTCCAAATGCTCCACTTTCGGCTGGAACTGCTTTGTATCGTTACAAAGAAACTGGCGAGTATTTCCGAAAAGATAACAATGCACCGCATTTAGACGGTTATGATTATACCAAGTGGGACCAAACGGATTATGTTGCCAACAAGTATAATCGTATCGTACTGTATCGTGGTAATATGTACCATGCATCTGTTGATTACTTCGGCGACAATTATCAAAACGGTCGCCTATTCCAAACATTCTTCTTCGATACAGAGTACTGATGAAAATCCTTCATGTAGTTTTTTCTTGCAATCGTTTGCAATACTTGGGGAAAACGCTCGAGTCCCTCAAGAAAGTCGACTATGGAAATCATGAGGTGACTCATCTCATCGTCGACGATTACCCAAGAACCAGAAATAATTATATCTTTGATCTATTAGCAAAGGCTCACAATAGTTTGTTGTGGCTGAATACTGAGAACAAAGGATTATCGGTTACTTGGACTAATTTCTTTGAGTGGCTCAAAACAACCGACTACGATTATATTTTGCACCATGAAGACGATGTAATTCTCCTCGAGCCGATTAAAATCGATGATCTAATCGAGATTCTAGAATCAGACGAGAAGATAGCGTCTGTCGTGCTCGAGCGCCAACCATGGTACTTCCACGAGCAGCCTCGTAAGATCGAAGAAGATGATACGAAGATCAAACAGTATTATTATGGCAAGAATACAAAAACTTTCCCAATCCTCTTCTCTTTTTATCGTAGAAGCATTATCGATTATCAATATCGTGAATATTGGGGATTTAATCTCAATGAAGGCATGATAATGGTCTATCTTGAGTGGTTCTTTAAGATGTATGCAGCCATGCTAAAGAACGAAAACGGACAACCTTTAGTCGAACACATCGGCGAAGAATGCACAGGTCGAAGATTACTCGAAGGAGAGCCAAATTGGGAGCAATTTGCACATATGGACCCAAATAAAACCTATACGTCTCGAGAAGGCATATTGATCGAATAATACTAAATATACAATAATAAGTAGAGGTTCCCAATGGCTCAACCTTCTTCGCGCGGCGAACTTAAAGACTATTGTCTTCGCAAACTTGGCTTCCCAGTTATTGATATTAACGTCGACGATGATCAATTAGACGATCGTATCGACGATGCACTCCAATACTTCCATCAATATCACTTTGGTGGAACAGAGCGCATTTGGCTCGCACACAAGTTAACATCAGCTGATATTACAAACAAGTATATCATGCTTTGCGACAATATCATCGGCGTTTCTAGAGTGTTTCCATTTTCTGGAACGACAACATCGTCGACGTCTTCAGCTGGCTTCAATATTTTCGATATTAACTATCAATTGCGTTTGAACGACTTTTACAATCTAACGTCGTCTTCATATACCTATTACGTCATCGCTCGTGAACATTTATCAATGCTCGATATGATCATCACAGGCGAGTATCCATATACGTTTAATAAGAACACGCATAAGTTGAGCCTTCAAATCAATATGAAAGGTAGATTTGAACCTGGCACCTATATGGTCTTTGAGTGCATTCGTATCGTTGATCCAGACGTTTACAGTTCAGTGTTTAATGAAATTTGGATCAAAGAATATACCGCACAGTTGTTCAAGCGTCAGTGGGGCGAAAACCTCAAGAAGTATGGCAACTATGTGCTTCCAGGTGGATTGGTCATTCAGGGCGACAAGATTTGGCTCGAGGCTCAAACAGAAATTGAAAAGTTGGAAGAAAAACTCCGCGATACTTACGAAGAACCAATTCCATTCTTGGTAGGCTAATATGGCGACTAGCGTCTATTTTAATAATCAAAAGGCTTCGCACGAACAGCTTCTCCTCGAAGATCTGATTATCGAATCAATTCAAAATCATGGCATCGACGTCTATTATATTCCAAGAGATTCTCAATCATCAACCGATGAGTTGTTTGGTGATGACCCAGTAAAGTCATTCACCAAGGCATTTAAAGTTGAAATGTATTTGGAAACTTTCCAAAACTTTGAGGGCAACAAAGAATTCTTTTCAAAATTTGGAATGGAATTGCAAGAAACTGCTCGCCTCTGCATGGCAAGAAGAACATTTGAGAAATATGTAACTTCGGTTATGGGCGATAATTGGCACGTGCCAAAAGAAGGTGATCTAGTTTATTTGCCAGTTCAATATAAACTAATGGAAATCAAATTCGTTGAAGAAGAACAGAACTTCTTCCAGTTAGGTCGCGACTCTAAGAATCCATACATGTATGGATTGACGATGGAAGCATTTAAGTATAACGGCGAATTGCTCAATACTGGATATGATGAAATCGACAGAATTGGCGACAAGCAAGCATACTCACTAGAACTTGACATTTCTGCTGGCGGCACTGGAACATATAATGTATATGAAACAGTGTATCAGGGTGCATCACTAGAAACTGCAACAGCGAAGGCTGTGGTTGTCAATTGGGACAAAACAACACTCAAACTACAAGTGCGCAATATCTATGGTGCATTTGCTGCAGGTGAGCCAATTATTGGAGTCGGTAGTTACGCCAATTGGTCACTTGCAAGTGCTCCAAATACCATGGATAATGCCAACGTAACAAACCTAGATGATAATGCACGCATTGAGTCTGAAGCATCAAACATTATCGACTTCTCAGAAGTAAACCCATTTGGTGATCCATAATGTTTGGTCAACCGCATTTTTATCATCGTATTATTCGTAAGATGGTCGTTGCTTTCGGCACGATGTTCAATGACATTACATTGAAGCGATATAATAAAGCAGGCACTCAGGAAATTGAACGCATCAATGTTCCGTTGATGTATTCACAGAAAGAAAAATTCTATCAACGCATTACGCAAGATCCTGAGTTGACGAAGGAAACAATGACGACATTACCAAGAATGTCGTTCGAACTATCATCAATCACTTACGATCCATCGCGCAAGCGCAGTTTGTTTGCTGAGAGTTTCTCTGCTGGCACACCACAAACAGTCAAGAGTGTCAGAGCAACACCATATAACTTTGACTTCACATTGAACATTTATGTTCGTAATGTTGAAGACGGAACACAAATCGTCGAACAAATTTTGCCATACTATAATCCAGACTATACAATGAATATTGATTTTGTTGGTCTAGCAGAACAAAAGATCGATGTGCCATTTGTATTGCAAAGTGTTGTACAAGACGTTGAAGATGTTGGTTCTGCTGATCCAATTAGAATTATTGTTTGGACATTGACATTTACTGCCAAAGGCTATATGTACGGACCAATTGCTTCTAAAGAAGTTATTCGTCAAGTCACTGCAAATACCTTTGTTCTTTCACCAATCGGCGAAAGAAGCATCACGATGGCAAATACTGGTGGACAGGGCATATATCAAGTCGGTGAATTGGTGTATGAAGGTCGCACATTGTCATCAGCAAATGCTTCTGCGTTTGTCAAGTCTTGGGATAACACAAGCAATACACTTGTTGTCACTGACACTAATGGTATTCTAAAGATTGGCAAAACGATTACTGGCGCAATATCAAACGCGACATTTACGATTGCAAGTTTCGAAGTCAACGACAATCAACTACTCAAAGTTGTTGTTACACCAAATCCAAGTACAGCAAATGCAAATACCGCATTTGGTTATGATGAGTATATTCAGCAATTTCCAGATATAACATGAGTGACGTAGATCAAAATTTATCTAATATTCTCAATACAGATTATGTTCCTGTAGTGAAAGAAGATGATAAGCCTGTGGTAATCCATCAATCCTCTGAGGAAAACCCAGATGCTCATTATTCTCGTGCTAATTATTATAATCTTATTGAAAAAGGAAACGAAGCCCTAGATGGCATCCTAGAAGTTGCGCGTGAATCACAGCACCCAAGAGCATACGAAGTCGCTGCAAACATGATCAAAAATCTCTCTGATGTTACAGAGAAGTTGATGAT